ACGACAGTGCTTATGCACAGATATGGCCATTATCCACAGGCAATCCCCTTTGATCTGTGGATAAGTGGTCACTTATTTGTCCTGCCCTGTGGATAACTCGGCCTCGATGACCTCTGCGTGGCGCAGAGCATCCATGCGCATCGAGTGGATATTGACCTGGATCTGCGCCTGTTTGGTGCCGTAAACGCTCGGTTTCCACTTCTCAGCCAGCCACTGGCGCGTTTGGATGCGGACGCGAGCGTGCGCGGCGTGCTCTGGATCGGCGCTGTCCGCTATCGCCAGCGTCTCGCACGCAAGCTCATCGGCGGCCTTGGCGCGCGCACGCGCAATCATATCATCGCGGTCATTTTCCTCGATCCACTTCTCAAGCGCCCGGCGCCCGATCCCAAGCTCATAGCAGATCGCTGAGATCGGCTTGCCAGCCTCGAACATGGCAAAGACCAGATCGTCTGGCAATTCCTCAAGCAGCTCAAGATCCCGGCGCATCTTTGGTCTTCCAGGCATGTTTTCAGCCCTTTCCAGCGCGTTTAACGCGCTCAAGTACCCAACCCCAGCATTTGGCACAAAGTGCCTTAAATCGATTGATTGTGTCCATGCTTAAATTTCTCCGCAGTTTTGCTGTCAAACATTTTAGGTTCCTTCGATGGTTGCGAGAGATCCAGATCATTGACAAAGTCATCAAAGCCTGTCTCTCCCCCCAACTTCTCCACCTTGACCACAACCGGGTCAAACCTAGCGTACCTGATCTTGGCCTCGACCACTGCCTGGTTGATCTCAGCCTCAATCAGCAGCTCGATCTCCTCCATGGTCCAAACATGCTGCCCGGTAACGTCTGGCCGGTTTTCCCGATACCAGGCTGCATCTTGCTTGGTGGCGACCACCACCATCAGCTTCCCATCTTTCCCGACATGCTCCACCGCGCCAACCGTTGGCCGCTGTGACACACCGACACCCACTGCCCAGGCCTCGAGCGCCTGGTAAGCCCTGACCATTCCTGCTGCTGACTTCTCCAACCTTTCCCGGTCCTTGTCCTGACAGGCCTGCCAGACCCTTTGCTGCTGCGCGTAAAACTTCTCCATGAAGTTAGCATCTGCCAACTTTTGCAACCGATCAGTTCCCCAACGCTTGTCGCAGTCCTTCTTCACTTCTTCCAACTTTGACAACCATGACCCCATCGCCAGCTCAAACTCTGTTGCTGGAAACTGCACCGCGATTCCGCGACTTGGCATCCGACTTTTGCCCTGACTGCTTTGCACTGGTTTCATTTCTTCCCTTTCCAATTAAATCGACTTCTGTGACCAAGTTGGTGTGTGAGTGAATATGGGTGTCTTATAGACACACCCCATATTCACTCACACTCCGCCCAACGTGTTTTCACCATATTCACCATATTCACGCCCATATTCACCATATTCACACCTCTTTTTGTGGAAAATGCTCCTCACCCCCTCCGAACCCTGGATCTGCCTGTAATTTAAGCATCGTGGCCTGGTTCAACCACACAAAAATTACTTCTTTAGTGTCATAGGTTCCACCAATCCCCCTGGCTACCAGCTTCTCTCCAAAGGTCCTTGCGCCATCATCTCCCTGCCTCTTTGACAGTGCTTCCTGGTCATTTCTTCTTCTCAACTCGTTGACGGCCTCCTTCCAATCTTCACGGGTCACAACCAACTGGTCATTGATTGCTGGAACCCGTCTTGACTTAGTTGTCATCGCCATGAACAGAGCTTTCAGCGCATAACTGGCAAAGATTCCCTTGTCGGTGACATCTGGCGGCTCTTTTGTTTCCTGACCTTTGCGTGCCTTATCCATCTCCCCTGCGATGGTTTCGCGGTGCTTAATTGCGAGACTGCTACCGTTCTCCAGGCCCAGATCTGACCTGTCAATCTCCACCTCGATGGCCTCAAACCCGTAGTTCTGGCCGTCCTCGCCGTCCTTTTGCTTGGACATCAAGATCAAACCTTCACGGGTTTGCGGGAACCTGATGATCTCCATCTGCGTGTCCACCGCACCCAGCAGACTGGAGTGTCCGCGCAACCCTTTTGTCGTGTCCTTGCCAGCGTGGTGCAGCAACATGAGGCTGCATTTGTATCTGTTTTGGATCTTTCCTGTGGCCTGGATGAAGGCCCCCATGTCATCGCTCGAGTTCTCATTTCCACCGCCAAAAGCTCTGGCGAGGGTATCGATCACGATCATGCGCAGTTGAACGCCGATCAACTGCACCAACTCATCGATTGCCAGGATCAGGTTGGTGAAGTCATCAACGCTGGATCTGAGGTTGATCATGGAGCGCACGACATAGAGCTGGGAAGAGTCAGGCGTCTTGTGGTGCTGCTTGATCGCAGCAATCCTGGCCCCTATTCCCCCATGACCTTCACCAGCTATGTACAGAACAGGCCCAGTGCCGTTGATCTCTTTGCCAAGCCACGGCCTGCCACTGGCGATGCACTCGGCAATGTCCATGGCAATAAATGACTTGAAGCTCGCTGGCGGCCCATAGAGCGCCACAAAAGACTTCTCAGGGATCACGTCTTGGATCAACCAATTGACGGGTTCATCCTTGACTGACTGCCAGCTCTCAATCTTGAAGGGCTTGTACGTCTTGTCTGTTTCCTGGTGGACGTTGCCTGGGGCGGTTTCGTTTGTTGCGTTTGGTGTTGCAGGTGCAACCACTTCTGCTGCCGCCAGCAATCCTTCCGGGATCGTTACGTCATCCGCTGACGTGATGGGTTGGGCTTGCTTGGCGAGTTCCGCGAGCTGCTGCCGGGTTCCACCGTAAACGTTGACCCACTCCCAGGCATCATCTGTTGGATATATGACCGGCAGGTCCACGATCCTCAATGACTTCACCACAGGTGTCAGCGCCGCTGCCACCAGCTTTGCGTACTTCCAACCAGCAAGATCGTTGTCAGGCAGCATGACCACAGTGGCGCCAGCAAAGTACTGGGTTATCTCTTGCGGCCAACTGCCAGATCCAGCGTGAGCGCTGGTGGCGATGGCGCCGATCTCCACCAGGGCATCGGCTGCCTTTTCACCTTCGACCAGGTAGATGGCGCGGCCAGCAGTCTTTGCGTTCAGCAGCTCGGGGAACCTGTACGGGACGATCCTGCAGTCTCCCAGCGAGTAAGACCTTGACCCGTCCTTGTTGATCCTGGCCTGCCTGTAATCTTTGCCCTTGGCCGTGCCAGTCTTGAATCTCTGCTTGACGTAAAGGGGTTCACCGTCCTCATCCACATAAACCCATTCGTGCTCCAAGACTGGCGCCTGGAGCGCTGGCAGTGGCTTGATCGATGCCAATGGATCGCGTTTCTCGATCTCTGGCAGCAGGCCGTAATGCCTTATTGCGTGAAACAACTGATGCTGATCACACCCAGAGTGGCACTTGAACAGCGGTTTGCCGTCTTCACCGTCACTGATCGACAAGCTCGGGTTCTTGTCCCCGTGCCCTTGTCCATGCGTTGGCAGTGGGCAACTTGCCAACCATCCTTTGCCAACTCTCTTCGCGTTGCCAAGCGCCTTTGCTATTTGTTCGGCTTGCATTTTTATTTTTTTCCTTATTGATTACTCAAGATGCGCCAGGCTGTTGCTGCGCACAGTGAGACTTGTCCATTTCCAATGGCTTTAAGTCGGTCCACCCTAGCGGCCACCCCATCAGCCATTCTGCAAACTCTGGGTGTGGGATATAGCCCAGGACGTCTATGAGACTCCAACCTGTATTCGCTCCACGGTTTAATTTCTGTTGCGGTGTTTCTGGACTCCCTCTGGTTGCATCGCAAGTGTTTGGCGTGGGCCACAATCCATATCCTGTCTCTTTTGTGTGGGGCTTCCACATCTGCTGCTCCCAGCACTCCCCATCTCGCATCAAACCCCATTGAGGCCAAGTCTCCAAGAACTGTTCCAAGTCCCCTAGAAGTGAGCATTGGTGAGTTCTCCACAAAGACGAATCTGGGTCGTACTTCACAAATGACCCGCGCCATTTCTCCCCACATTCCGCTTCGTTCTCCATCAATTCCTGCGCCTTTTCCTGCGGCACTAATGTCTTGGCATGGAAAGCCGCCAGATACAACGTCAACAATTCCTGCCCACGGTCTGCCGTCAAAGGTTTGTATGTCATCCCAAATCGGGAAAGGCGGGAGAAGTCCATCATTTTGTCGGGCGCACAAAACGCTTGCTGGGTAAGGTTCCCACTCAACTGCGCAGACTGTTCTCCATCCAAGCAAATGTCCACCAAGAATTCCTCCACCAGCGCCCGCGAATAAAGCCAGCTCATTCATTTCCTCTTTTCTCCATTTTTTTAATTCTTTGCTCCAACTCGTACACCCGCCGGGCCAACATGAGCACCAGCAGTTGCCAGAATTCTTCTTTTGATTCCATGAGGGAAAAAAAAGCCGGGGACAAAGCCCCGGCCCTTAATTCGTTAAGTCTTAGAACAGATCCTCGTCAGAGTGAACGGGAATGGGCGCGGCGTGAGCAGCCTTCGCGGGAGCTGCTGGTGCAGGCGGCGGGAAAGGATCAAACTCGTCAGCGGGTGCAGCAGCCTCGGCATCCATGCCTGCTGGCCTGGCAATCCAACCTGTTAAGTTGAATGCCGGGATACGGGTTGTGCCCTTGCCGATCTTCTCCATGCGGCTGCCTGTGTACTCCACCACTGGCAGCTTGTCAGGGTTTGCAGCACGCTGCTCAGAGCACTGCTTGTAGAGCTGCTCAAGGCCCATGTTGGGGCCGACACCGTTGCTGGACCACTCGACAGTGCCCAGTGCCTTTGAATAAAACACGATGGAGAACCCGCGCTTGTGGTTGGCAGTGGGCTGCGGACCCTTCTTGCCCAGGGCAGCATCAGGTTGCCAGTCACGTACACCAACGCCCAGCTCGAGCCAGCCAGTTGTGACGTTGTCAATGTCAAAGACCACTTTGCCAAGTTGGATCTCTCCATCTTGATTGGTCCAAGCATTGGCCTGGGGGGAAAAACGTATGTAGTTGCCGGAGCCACTACCAGATGACAGATTTAGCATTTTGCGTTCTCGCTTTCAAGGTTGTGTGTCAATTGACACGGTTGGGGGAATGGGATTATTGGGCAATCTCTACGGCACGGCCTAGAGTCAAACCCGTGGATTCTTTTGTGGTGAGGTCATCGACCATGGCCTTCTTGTCCTTGCCCAGCAGCTTCTCGGCCACCGCAGGCGTCACCATCTCTGTCAGGACCAGTTTGGACTTGTCAAGACCAGCGTCAGTGAGCGCTTGCAAGGCGGCATCCTCATTGGTCCATTTGCGCGTTGCACGCTTTGGCACCATCTGCCAGCCATGGATTGACTCACCGTTCCTGATTCGTTGCACAGCATGATCACGCACAGCGTCAATGAATTTCTCGACCACTGGCGCACGCTCCAAGAGGTCAGCAATCTGCTCAACTGAGAGCGAAACCATGACGGCCTGGATCTGTTCCTTGTCCAGGGTTCTTAGGTCTGGCTTGGCCGCGAGCACCTCAAAGCCTTTACGTTGGGCAGGGCAAACGATCTTGGCAGGGCAGTACTGGCAGGCAGAGTCACTGGGGTTTGGTTGGGCGTCATCCACAGTGGCCTGGACAATGGCCGGGCGCAAGGTGTTTTGATACCAGTCAAAGAGTTCTGAATACGTCATCGAGTGGCTGCGCACGTCACCGTGGTGCGGCTGCACAATGCGCAGCTCAATCTGCCCAGGTGGTGGGATATTGTTCTTTGCGGCTGATCTGATGGCGCCCAAGGCGTAGATCTTGAGCTGGGGTGAGTCAGCATCCACCCAGCCTTTGCCAGTCTTCAAATCGCTCACAATGAGCTTGCCAGACCCCAGGCCGACAACGTCAGCAGTCCCACCCAACTTAACCTCGTCAGTATCGACAATGGTGACGTACTGCTCAACTCTGACGTGCCCCAACTCGTCATGCACCCGCTTGATCTCATCGAGGTGGAGCTGGGCATATTCGGCATTTGTCTGCGTCATGGTGATGCCCTCAACCTCCTTGCCGACATAGTCTGCCGGACTGGACTTGGCCTTGAAGCACAACTCAGCCAGGGCATGGATGGCCGTCCCGATCTGCGCGGCCTCGCCAGAGGGTTGCTCGGGTATGCCGACAGACAACTTAACGCTGGCCGGGCAGGCGATCCAGCGTGACGCTGCTGACGGTCTGAGGATTATTTTTTGTTCCATGATTCTCTTTCTGCATCCTGTTCGTTGATGATCGTTGTGTAAATGAGTGCCCTGACCTCGTTGCTCACTGCGTGGCCCAAGTCCTCGGGACTGAGCATTCGGGCCATGAGCAGCGTCTTGTCCTGATTTGCGCGTCTGGCTTTTTCCAGTTCCTGAGTGAGCCAGACAATCTGGTCCCTCATGGCTTTGCGTTCTGCGTCATCCATGCTTACGCCCCCAATGTGCAATGAGTGCAGCGTCAGCACGGCCATCGTCCTTGACGCGCTTGAAGAAGTACTCGTAATTCGGGAAAAGCTCCATGGCCCTGGCCCGACTGGCATCCTTGCCAGGGCTGCGGCCAATGGCACGGGTCCAAGTGGCAGGGGCCACAAAGGTGACTGGCATCTTGAGCGCTGCCAAGATCCCCTCGATCATTCCGAATGAACGGCCAAAACTAAAAACGCTGGTTACCCCCTGCCCACTTACAGCACTCACGCGCTCGCAGTAGACGTGACAGTCTTTGCCTGCGTACAGGTTCAGCAGCTCGGCCAGCTCATTTGCTGACACCTGCCGCTTGGCTTTGCCATTTCTGTCCACGGTCATCACCGGCATATCGTGGATCTGGAGTGTGTCATCTGTGAGCACCGCGATGGCGCCAGACAGACCAGGGTCGATGCCTATGTGCCTCATTGGTTGGCCTCGTCCAGCGCCTTGTTGAGCACTTGCAGCCTGGCCGCTACCATGGCATCCA